AATTTAATACCACGAATAATGGCTTTTATCAACTGTTTTGTTTCGTTACTCAATTTAAGACCCCAAAAGAGATTTTGTCTGCATCTTCGGCAAAACTGCTCCCGCCTCTCCCGTTAAAAGAGTGTTAGAAGCTGCTTGCCTCTGCCTGCGTCTTTCTTCATCCTCTGCCTGAGAAACCGCTTTATCTGCCTGCTGTGGCGCAGGCGTTGGCATTGGTGTAGTATTTGGTGATCCTCCGAAACACATCTCTTACCTCCCTTTGATATTCTTTGTAATATTACTCATACGGGTCATAGTCTGATTTATAATTGCTTTCGTCTTCTTCTTTTTTTGTAATTAACGGGTGATGACTAACTGCAAAGGTTATAAATGCACTCGACCCGTGAGAACTCCAATCATGTAGCGGATGATTGTCTAGCTTCTTTTTTTCTTCATCGTATTTTGCACGATAAGATTCAAGTGCGGATATTCCCATTGCACATTTTCTTTCATCAAACCAACACTGAGAAAGAATGTTTCTGACGGCGGGTATATGGACCTGAATGATAATGTCCATGTTTTTGGCTCTAGGAACTACCAGAACTGGCTTAATACCTAAGTCCTCAGCTACTTGTTTGCGTGACTTAGCTATCTCGCTGTTGGTCATTTCTCGCGCTTCTGAGTCGTGAGGCATATGATGATTTCCGTAAACATAGTTCTTGCTTTTTAATTCTTTCGCATAATACTCTAATCCGTAGCCTGAGTTTTCACAATAATCTATACAGTGATAACTTTTACCTATGGCCTGGATAAACCAAATTGTCATTGAGTCATCTACACCCAAATCCCAATAAGTATCGACTTCCATTCCTGGCTGATAGGGCACATTTGTAATTCTCTTTTCTTTTCTCGCCCTAGCCATTGCCTTGGCAAAATAGCTTCCCATGACAGCGCCCTCAAAAGAACACATATACTCCTGCTGGTATAGGGCTTCTCCCATTTCTTCGCCGAACGTGGAAACCATTTCCCTCTGAATAGACGCTAGTTTTGCTTGTGTGAATACCGGGGTGTCGTTGGCAGTGTGAATCATTCCATACCATCCTGGCTCAACTCTTGCAAAATCGATCATTTTCTTGGCGTGATTATTGCCCCTTGAAGTTGTAATAAATATAGCCCATCCGTTATTTTCTTCAAGAATCGGTGAAAGATAAGCCCATGATTGTGGGTTTGATAATGCAAATTCTGAATAAACTATGCCTATCGGGGGAGAGCCTACAAGAGCATTGTAATTATCTGAGCCCACTAACTGCCAAGATGACCCGCCTTTTAAACCGATATACATATCGGTTTCTCGTGTACTTGTCCTAATTTCTTTCGGAAAAGCCTCGTCTATGCGCCGCTTTCCTGTTCTTGGATTAACTGCTTCCCAAATGGCTTTACGGCATTGATTAAATTGAGGCAGCATGTGCCAGTAATTCCCTATTCTTTGCATTGCTGCCGTGGCTGTATAGTGAAGGGCTATGTCATCCTTTCCCCACCGCCTGTGAGCTATTTCGCAAGCTCTAAGACCACCATTCTCTAAATAAGTCCAAAGCGGCATTTGGTCTGGTCTTGGATTCCAATTATTTGGGAGTATTATTTCCGTCACTTAATTTCCTTATGATTACGGTTAAATCGCCGGAATGTTCTAACTCTTGCTTATCTCTCATTTCGGTAATATTCTTCGCAACAAAGATAAAACTCGCCGGTGGGTAAAGTCCTTGAAGTCCATTATCAATGAGAAATTCCTTTTGCAGTGATTTGCATGTGTTATACGCATCGGAAAACTCTTCATGCTTTTTTATCCACTCGCTTATTATTGTGTCTTTACAAACACCTATGCTCCGGGCAAACTTTTCAAAGGTTGGCAGTCCTTCAGGTATAGTCAAATACTCCACTTCCTTTTCGGTTGTCCCGTTTGCTTTATTTATTAATTTCTCGCGTTTTACGATTTGTTTTGTTTTGGGGATGCTAAAGAAAGAAATTATCTCTTCGCAATACTTTGGATCGTATTTCGTGGGCCGTCCACCGACATGCTTGCCGGTTTCGGGATTAATGCTTTTGTTGATTTTTGGTTGCTCTTTCTTCTTCAAAATACAACCTCTGGTATGGATTTGTTTTTATCATAACAGAAATTATATTTTAAAAAAGGGTTTTTTGATATGATTTACAGAATAGAAAAGTCTTGAAGGTCTGGCTTTGATCTGAAATGTAAATGCTTTTGACAATACTCCCATTTTGATTGTCCTTGATGGATCTCTCTACAATACGGGCATGTGCTGTCTATTGTGTTATTTTTTTGTCTTCCTCCGCTTCTTTCTTTTGAGGTATTATTTTTGTTTTTCTTATACTCAACCTGGTATTTAGCCCGGCAGGATTTTTTTGTGCAAACCTTAGCGTCCGGCCTTCTGGATTTTGCTTTACGTCTGCAATATTTACAAAAATAGATGTAATATTTTGTTTTTTGTTTTGTCATTGTGGGGAATTTCATATTATATGAACCTCAACTTTTTTTCTATCCCACAAATTCTGGTCAAACTTATCTCTAAAGCCTTTTACCAATGCGCCCCGAATTTTACCTTGTTCTTGCTCCATTTGGTGAATAGCCCACAAAATAGCCTGCTCGTCAGAAGTTGACACATTATAAAAAACTTTCCCTGCTCCGGCAAGCTGTATCTGCCTTTTAATAGCTGTTTTCGCCATCTTTTATCACCTCTTTTAAAACGCCGTTTTGTTTATCAAGATAAACTATCCATTCAATTTTGCCTGTTCTCCGGTGAAACTCTACCCTTGCCCTTGCCGATGTCTGGCTTTCTTTTGGTGTGCGCTTAATCATAATAACCGTGTCTGATTCTTGAGCAATGAAAGACGAATCCCTTAAATCCCTGTAGCTTAATTCTTCTGTTTCATTCTTCCCGATATGCGCCAAAAGGAATATTACAAAATCATTATCCACAGCAAAGCGTTTAATTCTTCTAACTATCGTTCCTATATCAAGGCTTGTGTTTTTAATCCTTGCCATATCAATTAGATAATGAAGATGATCTATAAAAAACACTCTCGTATGATATTTAAAATGTGATTCTAAACATCTTTCCATAAACCAGTTAAAATCTTGCGCCTTGTTTTTTTGAGGCAAATAAAATAACGGCAGTTCTTGAAACTGGCCTAAAAATTGCCTCGGGGGGACTTCATAAGTAAACCATCCCGAAAATTCTTTTTGTTTTGTGAAATTAACAGTTAAGGTTTGTGCTAAAAGCGTCTTTCCGTTTTTTGTAGGCCCAGATATGACTATCAATTCCCCGTCTTGAAACCCTTCGCAAGCGTAATCAATACCCGGTATTAGAGATTTAATATTAATATGAGGAGTTTTCTTTTCTTTTAATAACTTCGCTTGAAGTTCAAAAGATGATATCACCTTATCATCTTCACAATAACGCTCATAATATTCAATGCTCTGTATCGGGCAAGCGTCAACTCTCAAGTTTTGATCTAAAATCTTTGAGTCTTTGGTTTGATTGTTCAATTTCGTTCTCCGAATAAGTTATAAAAAAATTACATCTTTGTTTAATTTCGTCACTTTCAATCTTTTCAATCAATGATTTAAAAAACCCTATTTCCCTGCTTTGAAATTCTATTTCTTCCAGTTCACAAGGAATACTAATATTTTCAATGTAATAATCCGGTAAATCTACCATGATTCAGCCTTTACAGAAGCAATAAAATCAGTCTTGATTAAATTCCCATTAATTTCTATAAAATTAGGAATTTCTGACTTTGATTTTAATAATACTTTGGACAGTTTTTTAAACTGCTCCTCATCAATACTAAATTTATCACCGTTTTTTAATATTACATAATATATTTTACTCATATTTTAACAATCTCCTCTTTTGAATTATTTTTTTTAACAGCGTCAATTACCCACCGCTTTATTGTTAGATAATCCGATTTTGTTTTATAATCTTTTTCTTGTTTATAGGATGATAAAAACATAACCGATTTTTCATATAACTCTTGACCGTATTCTTTTTGAAGTTTTTCAATTTCTTCACTTGTAAAATATACTTTTTCAGCAACACTTATTTTATCCGCTTTAATTATATTCTTCTTTACTCTTTTATCTTTTATCTTAATGGGATTGAGGATTTTTGGAGTAACTCCGAAGTTACTACGGAGTTTACGCTGTGACCAATCATCTAGTAATTCTGTGAATTTTGGAATAAATATAATAACTTGATTGTCATTAAATTCAACATTCCATTTACCTGAGTTTTGAATATGTTTTAAAATCTTTATGACGAGTGTTGATTGTCTTTTGTGTAACTTTACTGTGAGATAGGACTGAGTTACGTCTAACTTCCAGTTATCTTCAGTTTTAAACTCCCGACTGTATATTTCCAAAACACCAAAAAAAACCAAATACCCATCTGATCCAAATTGATTTATTAAGTCAAAAATAAATGGATCATCTAGGCTATCAGAAATATGTTTATACCACTTCAAAATATATTCCTTCGCAGGCAGACACACGCCCGGCGGCTTACCCGAAGTCCAGGACGAACTACGGCACCGGACGCATGTAAGGTACTGCCTGCTTTAATTTTTAATGTGATCATGGGGTAAGCTCCCTTTGTTTTAATTATTTTACAACTATTTTAGAACGGCACTTCAATACCGTCATTCTCTAGCTGGTAGTTTAAATCATCAAGCATTAGTCTTAAAAACTCATTACGTGTCATTCCATGCTTAACAAACCAGTCCTTGGCCTGTCCTGTACGTTCCTGTAAATAATCCCTGTAGCGGTCAATATAAACGTCTATACGGTGTTTTCCGGTGGGAGTTTCGGCGTAGGAATGACAAACGAACTTACAAACAGGTATTCCGTTTCGCCAGTCGTGCCTTAAAAGTAGAGTTTTGCGCTTTACAAGGTGATGACATTCGATTTCTACATGGCTTTTATGTTGTCCGCAGAAAAAACAACAATCATTGAATTTCTTTAAAACGACTAAACGCCATTTTGCCTGTAAATTGCTGTCAGATAGTCCACGGATGACCTTTTTCTTTTTCCCCTTCTTTTCTTTTTTTGGCTTCGGCACGGGATTCATTTCTTCCCTTTTTCGTTATGTTCGGCTAAAAGTAATTCGCTGTAATGAATTATCTTGATAATGTCTTGCGGGTTCAGGTCTTTGTCTGTGTTCCTAATGGCATATTTAGCAATAGAGCATAGAGCAAACGGTTTAAAAACGCCTTTGGCCTTGTAAACGTCCATCGGTTCAGCTTCACCGGTCTTGTAGTGTTTACTTCCTTCTAATTTACATTGTTTCCATGTTTTCATTTTTCCCTCGCTTTCAAACCTTCTCAATGATGGTTAAATTTTTTACTTTCTGAAACCGGCGCGCCTTAAAAAATCGGCTTCTTTGATCATCTTGTGCATGTTTTTTATGTAGCCAACTGAATTGTCGTTTAACTTTCCAGCAACGTAAACTTTAATCATTTTTTGACCTCGTAAATTTTCTTTGATTTACAATACCCGATATGCTGAATATCCTTGACGCTGATTTTGATTGCGTTCATTATTGATGGATTTTCTCCGATGTCGTGGGTTTGAATTAACGTGATAAAAGTCTTGTCTTGAGCGTAAAGAATGCCGGCAGAATGGATTAAGGCCGTTGAGTGGTCATTAACATAATCCTTGCAATCGTCTTGTTCGACCCATCCTGTCCTCAACAATACATTGTTGTCAATCCAGACTATATCGTAAGTTTCAAGATGTTTTAATTTAGGAATCTTCAAATTTGTCACCTATTAGTTGTCATATCCGTTATATTTTAAACCTCAATCTACACCTGTACAGCCTATGATTGTCGCTTATAATGAAGCGAATAACCGGTTTAAGTGTGTCACATTTGCACGTTAATATCAACTCCGGGGTCTTTGACTTTCAGTTCAATAGTGACCCCTCCAATTTCACTTGCCATGAAGCCCTTAGTTTCTTCCCACGTAGTAACCGTGTCGTTTGAATATGCCTTTTTCCACGAACCGCCCAAACAGACAAGTTTTGTACGGCTGTACATTTTACAGGGATCACCGGCGATTGCTAAAACCGGATATCGGACAAATTGTTTTCGGTGGTCATGTCCAACAATAAAAATATCACAAGAAAATCTGTCTGCAAATTTTGAATATTTTGTTATTGAACCGCGCTCTGTTCTTGTGCCACCACCGAAGCCGTGCGAGCAAAACAGGTCAACCGTATGTGTCCGGTGAACGCATACTAATCTTAGCCGTAACCAAAAAGAATATCCTAGATAGGGTACATCAAGGGCTTTGGATAATCGCTTTGACATATTTACGTGGCAGCGTTTTAAGACGGTTTCTTCATGGTTTCCGTGACCGATACAGATTAGTCTATCTTTTATCGGAAGCAACAAACCTGTCATTTCCTTAACCTCTTCGTCTATTGGGTCGTCAAGGTCGGTGTGTTCTTGCATGGAAGCCTTAAATCTCTTATCTGAAAAATAGATAGCGTCCCATAAATCGCCGTTGGTGAAAAAGTAGGTGTTTTTGTCTTGCTCTGAAATAAATTTTTTAAAGGCTTTTATGTCGCAGGTCTTTGACCCTTTGTGTAAATCCATGATCGGTTTTATCTTGATTATATCTTTTCTTGAACCGTATTGAATCGGATAAACCAAAACCTTTTCATTCATGTTTATGTTCCCCTGTTTTTAAAATGTTATTTAAAAGCGGACTGGCATAACGGGAAGCTCCCGTGGGCACCACAATGTTAATACCAGTTAAAGGAGGTAATGTCATACCTGTCAGGGTGACAGGATTTGGATTACAACTTATTTTTGGTAGGTTAAAGAACATTCACCAGTCCGCCTATCATCTTTTCTCCAGATCGTAGCTAAATAATTGAAATTTCTTTTCTTTTATCTGACCGCATTTGAAAGCGTGATCCGCGGCTCCCCTTCGTGTTAAAAAAGTTCCCTTGTCATCAAGGAAACCTTCAACGGTTCCAGTTCCTGTATAATTAGTATTTTTGATGATATTAAAAAGAATGTCTGCGTGATTTTTCCCGACACAGACAAGATCGTTATATTTTATTGCTGCGGTGATTATCATTCTTCTTCCTTATACCAAACGGGTTTTTTACCAACATAAACCCTTGGCATTTTCCTTGTCGCGTTGTTGAATTGGTCTGCTGTAGCGTCAACAATATTTCCGTCATTCATTTTTATCCAATAATGCTCTAATACAACGTTTTTTGATATCTTAATGTCGCCTTTTTGTAAATGGCAGTTGTACCCGCAAAATTTTAAATATCCACATAAAGCCGCGGATACCATATAACAGAAATTCTTTGATTCCCTTCCCGCCAAGATACCTTTAGAAAAAAGGGTGGATATCGTTTTTAATTCTTTTGCTTGGTTGGTTCCGTTCATATCATCCTCTCTGGTTAGGTAATTAAAGTTTTTGCGCTTACTTTTAAAGCCCTTGCATACTTCTCTATTGTCTTAAGAGTAGTAACGCCGTTTTTAAATTGAATGGAAACAGACTGGCGGGTAACGCCCATCTTATCGGCTAGGTCTGATTGATTCCATTCCTTGTTGTCTAATATTTGCTTGATTAATTTGATGTTGATTTTCATGTCCAGTATAATAATTTAAAAATACTCATTTGTCAACAACGATTTTAACATAATGTAAGTAATTGATGTTTTGTTAAAAAATATGTTGACAGAATAAAAACGTGAGAGTATATTAGCCACAACAGAAACAAAAGTCCACAAAGGAGACGATATGGAACTAACAGAAAAATTTTTAAGAATAGATAATCACGCTTGCGAAGAAGGTTATCAATGGTGGTTAGATAATGATCAACCATCGGATTTACTCCCGACACTTTATAAATTAACTGAAGACAATCACAACGATTGGGCCAACTGGGTGATCGTTCGGTTTATGACACACGAACAAAAAGTACAATATGCCATTTTCGCAGCCGAACAAGTTATAGATATTTACGAAAAGAAATACCCTACGGATGGCAGGCCGCGCAAAGCTATCGAGGCCGCAAAAAACTATTTAAAAGATAAATCATTAACAAACAAAGAAGCTGCTTATGCTGCTGCTCATGCTGCTGCTCATGCTTATGCTGCTGCTGCTTATACT